ACACCCCTAGTTGACGGCCTTATCTCAACTTCCACATTCCCGTAAGATGTAGATGTGGAAGAGCGAGAGATTAATAAAATTGTTGTTCATTGTTCTGATTCCGGTTTTGGTGACCGTGATGCCATTGATCGTTGGCACAAGGAACGTGGCTGGGATGGCATCGGCTATAACTATGTGATCCTGAACGGTGTTCGCAAATCGGGTGATGACTTCAACCCGGATGATGATGGTATTGTGGAAACCGGAAGGCCGATCAATATTGTTCCAGCCCATGTTAAGGGTCACAACAAGGGTTCCATCGGTGTTTGTCTTATCGGCAGACATCACTTCACGAAAAAACAATTCGCAAAACTCCACAAATTACTTATAGGCATTATCCATAAACATGGTGTGCTAGTTGATTTAGTTCAGGGCCATAAAGAATTGGACGACAGCAAGACCTGCCCGAATTTTGATATGCAAATTGTCAGGGAAGAAATCTTCAGGGATTTCGCCTTGGCACGTTTTCTGGTTGCTTCACCGAACTAAGGAGAGACTGATGGAAAAGCTGATTGAGCCGATGGTTAAGGCTGTATCTGGTTTCATGCCCGGCATGAAGACGTACTTCATGATGTTCCTAGCACTTGGAATGACTTTTTGTCAAATCCGTGGATACCATGTGTTTGGCACTGACACTTGGCAAGCTGTGGGCATCGTGGGCGGGATCACTTGGAAAATGGGTATGGACCGCAAGGGATGATTTCCTTTCTTGTCATGATGGCATTGGGTGGCGGGTTATTGCTTTACCTTTTGCGTGTCGGCAAGAAGATCAAAGTTGCGGATGATTTGATGAGAGCAAAAAAGGCAATTGGAAAGATTAACAGGTTCAATCGGAAAGAAGATGAAGAAGCACAAAAGCAAGCTGATAACGCTGGCTGTAACCCTGTTTCTGCTCCTTGGTTGCGTAACAGGAGGAAGTAACGGGCCGTATCCGATTCATGCTTATCCAATCGTACCGAAAGCGGTCATGGAACCGGATAAGGTCTGGCAGAAATGCGGTGATGATTACATCTGTATTGAGGAGAGTCATTTGATTGAATTGAAAACATACGTTATCAAGTTGGATTCGCTGGTCAGGAAATATGAACACGCTATTGAGGCAATCAATGAACATCAGTAGTCTCCTCACAGTAATACTGATTTGGCTTAGTATTACTGTTTCCCCGGTGGTTGCTTCAGCCGATCAAATTCCCTCCGATGGTCGGTTGAAGCTCCCATCACCTATGGAGATACGGAATTACGAACCCCAGCCCAATTCTTTGATGGCAGTCACTTATGCGAATGGGCGTGTTTATTTGTTTCACATTGAAGAGATTAATCCGAGGAGCGATTGCAACCAGATTCAGTACAACATTGAAACTAAGAAGATCCAGATCATTACGCAAGCGGTGAGCAATGCGTATGAGTATGTGTTATTGCCAGTGCCATCCTACATCTCTGAATGGGTGATGCTGGATACACCAACGCAGAAAGTAGGCAAGTGATGTGTGGGTCTTACTCTTAATCACATTTGGACAATTTGAGATAGAGAGGATCGAGGTATTGGAAACGTGGTACGACAAGAATCATTGTGCAGAGCGATTGAAAGAAGCAAGGCAGGTTGGATTGCCAGTAGGCAGTAGCATCGCCTGTGTTCATGTTGATGGCATCGGGAAAGCGTAGGCTCAAGCTGGTGAGAGATAAGAAGCCTGAAACAGAAATTGTGATTAACGGTAATGATTTGAGGTCTGGCAATATCCCGTCTGCTTACGGTCAAATGTTAGAAGGTGAGCAAGATCACAATTTGCACCATGTGAAACCTAGAATTGCTCCGGATGATAATGTTTACCGGATAGATGCTAATTATGAGGCAGAAGATTACTGATGGAAAATGGTGACGCATTTTGGGAATGGCTAAAGTCAAGACCTGACGCAGAGGAAGACCCGGTTGTTCGGAAGTATATAAAAAAATTGGGGGAATCCTTTGTCCCACCATCTCAACACAAAAAGTTAAAGGTGGTCAGGCAAAAGACAGTTGATTGGGATGCCGAGTTGAAGAAGCTCCCAAGGAGATTGGTTGTATGACCGAGAAAGAAGAAAAGTTTGTTCGCTATCTCTCAATGACAGGCGAGAAGCAAAAGTCTGCGATTAGAGCGGGATACAGCCCGAAGACGGCTCATGTCATAGCTTCCGAGAACTTAAAGAAACCTAAAATTCAAGAAGCTCTTGCAAGGAGAAGAGAGAGGCACGAAAAAAAGTTAGATGAGCTTGAAGATATACTTTTGGAAAAGACAAAGAGCATGATGGCTTTCGATCCCTTGGATGCCTTGGATGCGAGTGGGAATCCGAAGAGTATGGATCAATGGCCAAAAGAGTTAAGAGATGCGGTTGTCGAAATAAAAGTTGTATCACTTGAGGATGGTAACACCGGGATGTTGGCTAAGTTTTCAGACAGGACAAAAGCGATGGCATTAGCAAGTAAGATCACACAGATTGAAAAACCGGAAGCTGGTTCAGTAACTGTCGGGCAGGGGCTTAACTTGAACATTAATTTTATGGGTGCGAATGGCAACGGCTGAACTTGACATAGAGATGCCAGTGGCGTTTCAGGATTTGTTTAAGCCATCACGGTACAAGGCTTTTTACTCTGGGCGTGGTTGTGCAAAGTCTCACTCTATTGCAATGGCACTATTGTTAAGAGGTGTGCAGAAGCCACTTAGAGTTTTATGTGCGAGAGAGATTCAAAAGTCTATCAAGGATTCGGTCAAACTTTTATTGGATGACAAGATCGGATTGTTTGGCATCGGCAATTTTTATGAGTCGCTAAAGAATGAGATTAAGGGAAGCAACGGGACCACGTTTAACTTTGCTGGCCTTGGAACGATGACCGCAGATCAGATTAAGTCAATGGAAGGTATCGACATAGTTTGGGTGGAAGAGGCACAGAATATATCTCAACGGTCACTGGAAATATTGATCCCAACGATTCGCAAGCCCGGTTCAGAGTTATGGTTCAGTTGGAATCCGAGGCATCCTACTGATCCGGTTGACCAGTTGTTCAGAGGTGAAGTTGTACCAGAGAACGCAATTATTAGAAGAGTAAGGGTTGAGGACAATCCATACTTTCCCGGTGAGTTGCTGGAAGAGATGGAGTTTGATCGCAAGCAGAAGCCTGATCGGTTTGCACATATTTGGATGGGTGAGTATGAACCGACTGCGGTGGGTGCAATCTGGTCAAGGCAAAACCTACATCAGAACCGAAGGGCTGAAGCCCCGGAGTTGGAACGAATAGTTGTAGCAGTTGATCCTGCAATATCAAGCGGAGATAAATCGGATGAGCATGGGATTCTGGTGCAGGGCATTGGTTCGGATGGCAGGGGATATGTTTTGGATGACCAAAGTATTAAGGGAACGCCCGGACAATGGGCTAACCGTGCGATTTCAACTTTTGATCGTTACGAAGCTGATGCACTTGTTATTGAAATCAATCAAGGTGGTGACATGGTTCGGCACACTCTTGAGTCGATCAGGCCGAGCATCCCGATCATTGAAGTAAGAGCAACCAGAGGGAAACACGTTAGGGCCGAGCCTATCTCTGCCTTGTACGAACAAAACAGAATCAGTCATGTGGGTAGCTTCCCTGACTTGGAAGCACAAATGTGTCAGATGACGGCTGGTGGTTACGAGGGTGAGGGTTCACCTGATAGAGTTGATGCGATGGTTTGGGGATTCACAGAGTTGATGCCTCAACTTGTTGCCAGTAAACAAGTGGAAGAACCTATGTACGATCATTATGTGGGGGAAGGGAGTTGGTTGGGCTAATGGGTAAGCTAGATGAAAAGGGGAATGAAGTAAATGGATAAAGCAGAAAAGACAGCTACGGCTGACTCAAATAAAGAAGAAACGATAATCCAAGAGGCATTGGAACGGTTTGAGGAATCTCAAGACGGTTCTGATTTCAACCGCAATGCTTACGAAGATGATATACGTTTTGGGCGTTTAGGTGAGCAATGGCCTGACAAGGTCAAGAAGCTACGGGAAGAAGAGAGTCGCCCTTGTTTGACGGTAAATAAAATCCCTGCGTTCATTCGGCAGGTGGTTAACGAGTCCCGGCAGAACAAACCCGGCATCGTAGTTAATCCAATCGACAACGGGGCAGACATAGCGACAGCGGAGGTGCTTAATGGGCTTATCCGATCAATTCAAAGGAACTCTAATGCTGATATTGCTTTTGATACAGCTATTGACCATGCGGTAAGCGGTGGGTTTGGTTTTTTCCGTATCGGCATTGATTACGCACACGATGAGTCATTCGATCTTGAGGCAAGGTTTGAACGCATTAGCAATCCGTTACAGGTCCATTGGGATGTGAACTCAACTAGCTTTGATGCGGAAGATTGGCAGTATTGTTTCGTTTCCGATTTCTTTACGGAGGATCAGTTTCAAGCGAAGTGGCCTGACGCACAGCCTGTATCGTTTGAAGGTGATGAAGGATCGCAAACCACGCAATACTGGTTACAGGATGACAAGATACAGGTTGCCGATTATTACCTTAAAGAAGAAAAAGAGCATGAGCTATGGCTAATTGAGGGATGGAATCATGTAAGGCCATCAGGTGATGTGGTCAATGTTCAGGCGATTCGTAAAGATAAGCTGGCTGGCATGGCAAAGCATTTCTTCCAAGCTGGCAAGATTGAATTGGGGAAGGTGGAAGAGGATGAATTAATCAACCTGTTTTTTCAGGCAAGGGGGTTGTCGGCTACGCAATCACGCAAGGTTATGGGGACAAAAGTAATAAAGCGTGTGATTAGCGGTGTGGAAGTTTTGGAAGAGGCTGAGTGGCCCGGTTCGATGATTCCTATTTGTCCCGTTTGGGGCGAGGAGGTGTTCAGCGATGGGAAAAGATGGTTCCGGTCAATGATTCGTGACGCTAAAGACCCTCAAGCAATGTTCAACTTCTGGCGTTCAGCATCTACCGAGTTGGTCGCTCTTGCTCCGAAAGCTCCTTGGCTGATGGAAGAAGGGGCAATCCCTAAAGGCAAACGAGGTAAATGGGAAACGGCTAATGCAAGATCTCATGCTTATCTTGAATATGCCAAGGGCAGTCAAGTCCCGCAACGGCAACCGTTTGCAAGTGTCCCGGCTGGTGCGTTGCAAGAAGCGTTGAATAGCTCTGATGACATGAAGTCAATTATCGGTATTTATGATCCATCCCTTGGGGCAAGGTCGAATGAAACGTCTGGGAGAGCGATTCTTGCACGGCAAAAGGAATCTGACGTTTCTAATTTCCATTTTTTGGACAACTTATCACGGGCGATTCAATACGCTGGCAAGGTTTTGGTCGATATTATTCCATCCTTATATTCACCGAGGCAAACGATACGCATTATCGGTGAAGACGAAAAAGAAAAGGTTACCAAGCTAACAATGGACCCAAATGCTCCCATCCCAATGATTGATGGTGAAGAGCAAGAAGAAGAACGGTTGTTCAATATTGGCACAGGCAAATATGATGTGACCGTCAAGGCTGGACCTTCTTACGCTTCTCAGCGTGAGGAAACAAGGGAAGCATTAATAGAGATTATGCGACAAGTGCCGGGGGCTGGTTTGTATATCGGTGATCTTGTTATGAAATATTTGGATTTTGAAGGGTCGGAAGAGGTCGAAAAACGATTGCAGATGGCCCTGCAAGCACAAGGATTAAACGTGAGCGGTCAACCTCCAGCAATGATGCCGGGAGGTGTGCCACCACAGCAACCGGGATCGGTTCCATCGGGTGTGCCGGGGAGTCCTCTGCAACAAGGCGGGACACCAATAATGCCACCGGGAACAATCCCACAGTAATGAGGTAAGTCATGGATGAAGTTGAAGAAGCAGAAGAAGTAGAAGAAGTAACTGATGAAACGACTGATGAGGTAGAAGCCGAGGCCGAGGATTCACAAGAAGATCAAGCATCGGATGACTCCGAAGATCAGGAAGAACAATCAGAAGAAAAAACAGATGAGTTTTACGAGTTCGATTTTGGCGGCAACAAGAAACAATTTGCCAAGAAGAATATGCCATTAGAGCTTGCTGAAGAGATGCAAGCGTTTGGCAAGAACTTAGAGTCGGCCCATACGAAGCGTTCCCAAGATGTAGCCGAGCATAAGAAGTCACTGGAAGCTAGAGAACAAGCCATCCAGAAACTTCAAGGTATGCACGGTGATACCCTTCAGGAATATTCCAAGGGTTTGCAGTTGCGTCAGGACATAGCCGAGCTTCAGAAGGTGGATGTGCAGACTTTGTGGCAGACGAATCCAGATGATGCCAGAAAGATTTCAGATGCCATCAGTCAGAAAACGGCAGAGTTCAATCAGACGGTGCAACAAGTTTCACTACTTGAGCAATCACAGGCACAGCAAGGACAGCAAGAGATTGCTAGAAGGGCTGATGAAGGTGTTAAACAGGTTGAGAAACGGATACCGGGATTTGCAAAGGATAAAGCAAGCGATGTCATTAACTACGTTAGCAATACTTATGGCATCCCAAGGCAAGAGGCTGATAAGTGGCCTTTGAACCCAGCGGGTGCGGAAATGGCTTACAAGGCTATGCTTTATGACCAGATGCAAAAGAAAGCAAACCCGAAAACAGTTAAGAAGAAAGTGACCCAGCTTAAACCCGTCAAGTCAACCAAAGGTGGTACTGGTGGTACTGGCAAATCATCTGTGCCATCAGATAAAGATTCGGTTGCCGATTGGGTTAGAAAGCGAGAGGCACAACTTGCAAAACGCAATATGCGTTAGTTAAAAAATCAATAAATGTAGTCGGCAAGAATTGCTGACAAGGCTCAAGGAGGAGCCACTGCATGGCAAATACTTTAATCACCCCTACTGCGGTCACCCGTGAAGCTCTGCGGATACTGCATCAGAAGTTAAATTTTATTGGTAATGTGAATCGTCAATATGATGATCGCTTTGCCAAGACCGGAGCGAAGATTGGTGACAGTCTTTTAATCCGCAACCCTAACCAGTACACGGTACGCACAGGTGCCACCCTATCTACACAGGATACAACGGAAAGCACAACCACGTTGCAGGTATCAACGCAAAAGGGCGTTGATCTGAATTTCACATCCGTTGACCTGACAATGGATATGGATGATTTTTCATCCCGTATCTTGGACCCGGCAATGTCTGTGTTGGCATCTAATATCGAAAACGATGCGATGTCTATGTATAAAGACATTTATCAGGAGGTTTCTGACGTAGGTGCCACTGTTACGCTTTCGGACATTTTGAAGTGTGGCAAGAAGCTGACTGACGCACTGGCCCCAATTTCTGGGCGTTGTTTGAACATGACCACACAGCAGAATGTGGATTTGGTTGAAGCGGTGTCTGGTCTGTTTAATGACCCGGCTAAACTATCCAAGAACTACCGAGAGGGTATGGTCGCAAATGACTTCCTTGGATTCAAAGACGTTTACCAGAACACTCTCTGGCCTACTCACACCACTGGTATAGATGACGGGACAGGAGACTATCTTGTGAACGGAGCAAGTCAGACGGGTTCAACTATCACGATTGATACTGGCTCAACTGGTACTTTTCTGGTAGGTGACATCGTATCCTTTACTGATGTTAACCGGGTTCATCCTGAAACCAAGGCAGACACTGGCGAGTTGATGAAGTTTGTTGTGACATCGAATAGTGGAACTTCAGCAACGGAACTGGCCATCAGTCCCGCCCTTACCACTTCAGGTGCGACACAGAATGTTACAGCTTCACCTGCCAACAATGTACAGGTGTGGAAGCGTGAGTCTGATGACTCCACCGCTATCGGTACAAGTGCGGATTATGCTATCGGTATGGGCTTTCACAAGGATGCGTTTGCTTTCGCAACCGCTGATCTGCTTATGCCGAAAGGCGTGGACTTCTCTGCCCGTGAAGTTATGGACGGGGTATCCATGCGTATTGTTCGTGACTACGACATCAACAACGATAAGTTTCCTTGTCGCCTTGATGTTCTTTATGGGTACAAAACGATTCGCCCTGAACTGGCTTGTCGTATTGGTACCAACTAAACATGAGTCCCCGGCCTTTCTGGGCCGGGGGGCTTTTTTCTATTTTATATGTGGCAACAATTTTGAGAATGAGGTTTCATGTCGCTCCTAACAATCATACAAGATGTTGCTGATGAGGTTGGCATAGCAAGGCCGACAGCGGTTATTGGCAATTCAAATCCAGAAACAAGAAAGTTTCTACGGTACGCACAAAAGGTTGGTCGCTCTATACTGAAGAGCTTTCCTTGGCAGATATTGAGGAAAGAACAAACCTTCACTTCACTTGCGACTGAAACGCAAACATCTATTTTGCCATCAGACTTTGACCGGATATGTCCAGAGTCTTTCTGGAATAGAACGGACAATCATTTAATGATCGGTCCTATCACGCCAGTTGAGTGGAATAGCCTCAAGGCGAACTCATACGATGATGACACACGGCACAAATTCATTATTCGTGGAGATGTGTTAATGGCCATTCCTGTTATGACGGCAGGGAAGTCTTTGGCGTTTGAGTATGTATCAAAGAACTGGTGCCAATCATCAGCCAGTGCAGAGCAATCAAAATGGGTAGCTGATGATGATACCGGAATACTTGATGAGGAGTTAATGACACGGGCAATCATTTTTGAATTCCTGTGGGGTGATGGACTCCCGGCTGATGTGGCTTATGAGTCTTATGATAATTATTGCAAGATGCTGATGGATAACGACCAGCCCGATGGTGATATTTTGGTGGCTGGCGACATTTTTATGGGTGGTAGGCACCACACTGGGACACCGTCTGCAAGTGGTGCATCACAATTATTTTAAGGTGATATGTTAGCAATACAACGGGCAAGAAAAAGACAACCCGCTAAAGCGGTTGCGGTTCCACCCCCGGTTGGTGGCTGGGATACCAGATCGTCACTAAGCGATATGAGGGCTAATAGAGCCGTCATCCTTGACAACTGGTTTCCAGAAACAGAGCAATGCACGTTAAGAGGTGGCAGTGCTTCCCATGCAACTGGTTTGGGTGGTCCGGTAGAAACAATTATCGAACATAGCAAGACCGATGGAACGAACCAGATTTTTGGTTGTGCAAACGGTAGCATTTTTGATGTCACCTCATCCGGTGCCGTAGGCAGTGCAGTTGTCACCGGGATGACAAACGACAGGTGGCAGTTTGTAAACATGGGAACGTCAGGCGGTCAGTTCTCTCTTGCGTTTAACGGTGATGATACGCCACGCACTTATAATGGTTCAAGCTGGTCAACTTTTGGTGGTACAGGGCCGACAGTTGCTAATTTAATCTGGTGCAACATCCACCATCGAAGATTATGGGTTGGCGAGAAGGATAGCTTATCAGCTTGGTACGGTGCGACCAATGCAATTACAGGCACGTTTACAGAGTTTCCTTTGTACGGTGTGTTCAAGCGGGGTGGCTTTATTCAGAGCATGGGTACTTGGACAAGGGACAGTGGCGAGGGTGTGGATGATGTTGCGGTATTCCTAACCAGTGAAGGTGAGGTTGCAATTTATAACGGGGTTGACCCATCCACTGCAACCGATTGGCAGTTAGTTGGAGTATTTCAAGTCGGACGGCCCGTAGGAAGGCGGTGCATGGTTAAAGCTGGCGGTGATTTGGTCATGGTGACCGAAGACGGTTTTGTTTCGGCACAGGCCATCTTGATGACTGACCGATCACAAGCCGAGAGGGTTGCAATATCACAGCAAATAAACGATGCGGTGAATACCGCTGTTAAGGATTACGGGACCAATTTTGGTTGGCAACCGATTATCTACCCAAGGGGGCAGATGATTATTTTTAATATTCCAACAACCACAGGGGCAACCACCCTTGCACATCAGTATGTTTTTAATTCTTTGACTATGGCTCCATGCAGGTTTAAGGGCATGGACGCAATTTGTTGGGGCATGGCTGGGGATAAGATTTATTTCGGCAAAAGTGATGGGACGGTTTGGGAATTTAACGGTGTGGATTCTAATGGTGATGATGTTCTTAGTGATGGGGGTTCTGCCATTGAGGGTGATGGTTTATCGGCATTTAATTATTTTGGAAGTCCGCAGAGTGAAAAAGCGTTTAAGCTGGTTGAAGTTATTTTTGAATCAACGGGCGACCCTGCACCCGCACTTGATATGAATATTGATTATCAGGTGCAAACTCCGAGGGGCGTTACCACCCCATCCACATCTGCACCGGGGAGATGGGGCGTTGGATTATGGGGTATCGCAACATGGGGAACGACAGGGCAGATATGGAGAGGCTGGCGTGGGATTGTTGGTAAAGGTCGGTCAGGTAGTTGCCGTGTTCGTGTGAGTGCTACAGAGTCAAGACCGAGTTGGATCGTGACTAATTATACTTTTGTACCGGGCGGGAAAATATGACGCTTGCTGATTTATTGCGGTTGCCAAAAACGATGGCAGGTTCACCAAGGCCAGCAATGGATGGTGTGCCAATGGAATCGGTGGGTGACTATGTTGCACGTTCTTTGCTTGATCCTAATATTGCGGTGCGTGGTGGCATCTTGCCACTTGGAAGAGATAAGCAGGGTGAGCTTGATGTCGTGTTACCTCAAATGTTGGTCGATGCTGTTACGACTTACAAAGTCTTTGGTGATCCCGGTCATGCAAGTGCAGAGGATGTTGGTATTGCATCAATGGAATTACCCACGGGTGGTGCGTTGGCATCTTCACTGGCTCCTATACCGGGTGGGTCACTTGGTAGCAACGCATTAAGGAAAGAAGGGGGGCAAGTATTTTACAACGCACATCCCAACGACTACTTGAAGGCATACAAGCAAAGCGGAAGCCCCATGTTAAGTGAGCAAACACCAGAGACACTGAAAGCCTTACTGGAACAAGGCGGGAAAATAATGATGACTCCAGACCAGAAGGCTGGCTACTTGGTGGAAGGCTGGCAATCAGATCAGCCCGGAAACCTTGCTGGCGTGTTTAGTTTGCAAGGTGGGCGAGGACGAAGTATTCTTGAAGATTCGGCAAGGCAAGGTGCCACACATCTTGATGCCTATGATAGTGGTCTTCCGGACAACCCAAACTTGGTGGACTTCTATAAGAAGGGTGGTTACGAGGAAGATTGGCGAGTTAAATTTGACAAAGAATATGCCGAGAAGAATACACCACGAGAAATTTTGGATGAACAACCTGATGTTGTCGGGATGAAACTTAATGAGGATACGGTTGAACAAAGCAGGTTGCGGGGAAGAGATAGATTGCTTTCTGGACATGGTGACTCTCCAACATCCCCTCAAGGGTTGGGCGAGTTGTCTCCAATCGTTGATGTGGACGGTGCGAAAATCCCCGGAGGGCTTGATGGTGAGTTTACCTTTAATGATCTTATCTGGCTTGAGTCGAATCCACAGGCAACGAGAAATATGAGCAACGCTAACCGGGAAGCTCTTTATGCGAAGCATTATAAGACGATGACACCTAACCTTGCTGACCCGACTGAAAGATTTAACCGGATATTGTTTGGACAATTGACGGCAAACAGCGATCTGACCAATTCAGAATTAATGTTGGCACAGATGAGGGTCAGGACTCCCGGTGACCTTAACAGGTTGGCATCTTATATTCCCAGAGGGAAAACGCATAAAGATTTAAGCAGGGCCGAGAGGACAGCAATTTCTAATCGCATTATCGAAGACTACAAAATGCAGGGTCAGGACCGCAAAGGTATTGGCATTGCCGGGTCTAATGATTTTTCTGCAATGGCAGAGTGGGCAAGACAGTTTAGGAAAGACCCGGAGTTTTCCAAGATCATGCCGGGGGAATCCGACATGGCATACATCGAAAGGCTTGCATCACAGATTCCGCAGATTAGCACAAAAACAGGGTCACTTGCTCTTGGCTTAATGAAACCTCAAACAGCCAAATTGGGTGCGGTTGATCGGCACGTTATTAAAAGACATGGTTTGGATGAAAAAAAGATCAGTGCGGTTAAGCGTAAAATGCGTTCTAAAAAAACAGGCGACATTAACCCAAATATCTCTGAACACTTTAACCGGGATATAAAGTGGACTGACAAGGAACCTGCGGAAGCCTTTATGTTTTCTGATGAGTATAAAAAGGGGTTGCAACATATAGATGAGAGGCCGTTCCCTAAGTTATCTACCTTTGGCAAGCAATGGATTGATTGGGATTATGACAGGAACTATTTTGCTCCTCATGCTCAATTATATCCGGGGCTTCATCAGAAGCCAAGGATGCCAGCATCTCATATTAAAAATGTGCGTGACATCATGGCTAACCAGCAAAAGAAATGGGCGAAAGGTGAAACCAATGAGTTTGGTGGTCAGCAATATGCTCCAAGAGCAATAGACGATCATCTGGATGTCGCTTACTGGAGTAATCCGGTAACATCAGCAATGCCGTCTTTCCTTGCGGAGATGTTGAAAGAAGAAGCAAATGGTGGGGGCTTTGATGCGTCTATGCAATTAACACTTACGCCTGACCAATCTGCACCGATGGCATCTCAAATGCCACAGGGCGATCTTGCGTCCATGCTTCAGCGAATGGTGACCAAGGAAAATCTACGGAGACAGCCCATCCAGCAATGGGTCAATCAGGGAGGTATGTAGTGGCAGAACTTTCAAACAACTTAAAAAGTCAAATGGCTGGGTTGTCCAGTGGTGGCGGGATAAATAAGCCGAACATTGATTACGGGACGGCACAAGGTGCAGTCGGGAACGCTGGCCAGTTAACGGCCAACCTGCGGAATAAAATTAACCAGAGTACTGGCGGGGGGCTTCTTAAACAAGGTCAGGTGCCACAGAATAATAATTATCAAAGATTTGCTCCACTCTTCAGACAGCAAGCGAACCCAAACATTGTTAATGTCCCCGACCCAGTACACGCACAAGTGTTAAATAGTACAGGTAACCGGGCAATGTACAATGTTGGTCACGCAGTTAATCAAGGCGAACTTATTGACCTTGGCGGTGGACAGTATCAGACAAGAAGGGGTCAAAACTTAACTGCACATCAAGCCATGATGGCAGGTTATGGTGACCCCTATGGAGAGGGGTTCGCCCATCCCCAAGATTTATATACATGGGGCATAACAAATCAAGCAGAGATAGATGATGCGAATAGGAGAAACAAGGGATTGTCCCCATATATATGGACTCAGTTGGAACCGCAAGCTAATTATCAAGATTGGTTAGGGGTCAAGGATGGTTATTTCTAAGACATTACCAAAACTATTATTTGGTTTTGATGATGAGGTTTCTGCATGGATCGCAGAACGGATGCCGATACCAGTGAATTTGGGGCAGTCAAGAGCAATAGGGGTAATTGATAAAAATAATAACATGATGGCAGGTGTGGCTTATTACAACCACTTGCCAGAATTTGAAACGATAGAATTATCGTTTGCATCGGACAATCCAATGTGGGCAAGGAAAGAAAATATCAGGGCGTTGCTTTCTTATCCGTTTGAGCAATTAAAAGTTTTTAAATGTTGGGTTTCCATTCCATCGGATAACAAAAGATCGCTGAAGACCACAGACCATATCGGGTTTAAGCATGAAGCCACTATGCGTCACCAGTTTGGGAAAGGTAGACACGCAATAATGAAGAGAATGTTTAAACCAGAGTTTGAGAAGTTATATAGGAGCGAGTGATGTATAGAATTTTCGAGGAAGAAGACAAGGAACTGCATGACAGGTTGTTCCGTACCGCTGTGTTTAAGAAGGGTGGTGGTGGTTCCCCCAGCCCACCCCCCGCACCCGATCCAGTTGCTACGGCAATGGCACAAGGTGCCGCAAATAAGGAAGCAAGTGTCGCCCAATCTGAATTGGCGATGGTCGATCAGTACACCCCTTATGGCAATCTGGTGTACAGCCCAAGGGGGGTATCCGCAGGTTATACAGATAAAGATGGGAAAGTGGTTCCCGGCACTCCGCAATATTCTGCCACTCAAACGCTTGCCCCAGAACAACAAACTATGCTGGACCTGACCAATTTGGCAGGGATTAATTACGGAATCACGGCAAACAATCAGTTGGATGCGGTAAGCGGTAAACTTTCACAGCCTCTTGACTTTTCTCCCTTGGGTGATGCCCCAACCCCAAATTATGATGCTTGGCAAAGTGCCACTGATTCGATTATCTCAAGGAATCAACCGAGGCTTGATCGTGACCTTGCCAGATTGGAAACACGGTTGAGCAATCAAGGAATCAATATCGGTGCCAAGGCATGGGAAGATGCTATGGGTGATTACGCCTCTGCCAAAAATGATTTTCTCTTGGGGGCTGATACTGCCGGATTGAATCAGGCGGTGCAATTGTTTGGCCTTGAATCATCGGCAAGAGATAAAGCAATCAACGAAATGATAACGGCCCGTACACAGCCGTTGAATGAACTGGCTTCCATGTTGACAGGGACGCAGGTGCAGGGACCGCAATTTATTAACGCCCCTGCCCCAAGTATGCAAGCTGGAGACTTGCAAGGAGCGACCTACGCAAACTATCAAGGTGCGTTGAATAATTACAATCAGCAATTCGGTGCTAATCAGGCATATAACCAAGGGATGATGGGTGGTTTGTTTGGTCTGGGTAATGCAGGATTAATGGCTTACGGAATGAGTTAATGGCTTACGAAATGAGAGGTTAAAATGTACTACGGATATACACAACCTAATTATTTTGGCCCGGACCCTTATGGGGTGCATTATGGTGGGGTGCGGTTGAATGAGCCACGCATGATGCCACAGGCTTACGCTGACCCGATGAACCCATTCCCATCGGCACAGGGCCAGAAAGGTCCGTACTTTGATCCTGAAATCCTAAAAACGCCTGTCACTTATAAGGACATGGTGAAGCAGAATATTGGCGGGTACACAAACAATTTAAAGAGTGCGATGCCCGGTCAAGTATTGCCTACGGATGATGAGGAGATTGATGGAATACTTGGAAACTTTAGAACACCAAGAATTAACCCACCTCAAAATGCACAGATCCAACAACCGGGCAACATAAATCCTACTGCAATGGCAAAAGGGTTGAACAAGATGTTTGGCGGTGGGCAAACGGGTGATATTCAAGCTGGCGACTTCCAATGGGGTGACGGCACCGATGTTGCTGGAAGTATGGGCAACGATTCAAGCTGGACCGATCAGCTTTTTGGCGGTGACACAAGTTGGTTTGGCGGGACGTTTGGCGGTGGTGGTAATGAGGCGGTGGCTGGGACTTATGGTGTATCAGGGGGTGATTCTTTGGGTGCGGACTTTGGAGGTGTAGGGCAAGGCACGGCTGGGGCTGATGCTGGCAGTGCAAGCAGTAGTGCAAGCGGTGGGCAACCTTGGCTTGCTTACGCCAACATTGGTAAGGACTTGTTTGATGACGATAATCCAGACTCACAGAAAATAACAGGTAATACTTATTCTGATGCCGTAGCAAGGGCTGTAATGGCTTATTACACGGCTGGGTTGAGTGAACTTTTTTACGGGATGATCTAAATGCAGAATTTATATTCAAGAACTCTTGGTGACCAATACATTGACCCACGCATGAGGCTTTCCAATTTGCTGATGCGACAAGGCACTGACACCTCTCCCATAGCACACCCAATGCAAGGTGTGGCACGGTTGGCTCAAACTCTTGCTGGGATGTATATGCGTGACCAATCGCAAAAAGCATTAGCAGAATCCAACCAAGCATATGGTGCCGAGCAAGTAGTCCCTGACGTTGAAAAAACTACTGTGCCGACTGATGAAGTACTAATGAACCAAGCATACGCTGATCCAAAGTTTCAGGCGATGATGAGGGGCGACTACCGAAACAATGTATACCAACCGCAAAAGCAAGCACCGATTACGGATGATTTCCATAAATTACCAGAGCTTGAAGCGGAGTTTCGTGAGCCAGATGTCAGTGGCACCTTTAGCCCCGGAATCCAAAACTTGCAAGATGCGGTTGACCTTGGGACAGAGATGGCTTTTGAGGATAACGACCCCACCCGGATGAGTGAAGGTGTAGTCATGGACAGGGTTCGCAGGTTAAATGAACAATACCCCGGTGGTGGTTTAGAGCAAGCCAGCCAAGGTCTGGCACAGAAGTTAATGGGGGGTGAGTTCAGCGATAAGGTGTCACCGACTGATTACGAACAACAAATGGCAGACTATATAAATACTGCCAGATCGCAACAAACAGAAACCGAAATGGTCCCCGGTAAAAAACTTCCTCCAATGGATTTTGCGGTTCAGCAAATGCGTTCACAGCCTAACAATATTTATTCGCAAAATAGGCTATCTGACTTGCTAAGAATGAAGATGGCTATTGCAGAGAAAGATCGGTTGTATCAACGTGGCAGAACTGACAAGCTGGAGGATTACCAGAGAGGTCTTACGGATAGCCGTGCTGATGCTACTATGGAACACGAAAGAAGCCGATTACCGATGTCGGAAGGACAGTTTGAACAAAAGAAAAGTTTAGTAAAGCCAACCCGTCCTAAGACGGTTACCACGGCAGAAGGAGTATATATTTTAAATGACGATAACACTTTAGGGCCAAGGCTGGGAACTCCTCATAGTCAATTTGGATATGGTACTCCATCGACCTCTGGCACAAATCAAAAACCTCAACCGCAAGGTGGTCTTGTTTCTCCAACAACCCCTTGGGATCATGTGCCGATCAAACAACGAGGTCAGATGCAGAGTAATGTTTATTCAACCGCATCAAAGGCACTTGAGAAGAATAGACTTTCATTAGAGAAAACAGAAGCCCTCACACTAGGACTCAAGAGATTCCAGTATCTCAACTCTATTCAGGAAACAGGTTCGTTGCTTGACAGAGCAACAGACTTTTCCACCGACCCTGAAAAGAGAGAAATGGTAAAGATCGTTAATTTACTCACACCACAAATGCGACAAGGTATGCCGGGAGCCGCTTCAGATCGTGACGTGGCCATGTTCAGAGGAGCAACGGTAGGCATTGATACGCCAAAAGAAATAAACGATGCCATTATCTCTGGAATGTTAAGTATGCAAGAGAACCGAAAAGACAGGCAATCATTCATGGAACAATATCTTGATGTCAATGGTCATCTCCAAGGTGCAGAGGCCCGATGGAAACAATATTTAGAGGCTAACCCAATATTTGATCCTAATGCGATAGAAGGATCGTAC